TGTATTCTTCTTTGTAATCGCGCTCAGTAGCCATTGCTCTTTTTACCTTTAGTCTTAGTGGCTTTCTTTTTTGCCTTCTTCTTGCTGGGTGCTGCATTTATACAAGGTACGCCTTTGTGCATGGTACTACTCCGGTTTAGGATGGTGGGGTCGGCCATGACACTTCGTCTAGTGAAGTGACTATGGTGTTATTTGCAGGGACATCGCGCAGGGCCTGACGGTAAGCCGCCCATTCTATTTTGGCGGCATCGGACAGGGGGCTATCTAAAGACTGTGTCCAGTCGGTGCGGAAGAGTTTACTGTCGCGCAGCCCCCGAATTTCAGCTGCAAGATCTACTGTATCCAGAGCCCACTGAAAGTTTTCCCACCTATGAAAAATAGATGGCCGCTCAGGCTTGGTTTTTACCCAGCCATCTTGCCAATACCACCCGTCCATCACTGCCATATCCGGTTCGGAATAGTCAAACGCGCGTAAGGTGTCGTCGCCAACTACTTGGCCCTCCTGAAAAAGGGCGTCATCTGAAGGATGCACAATCGAGCGCACCTCACCGTTTGTTGCAACAAAAGCAAATTTTATCATACGACAAATCCTACCATTTCAGTTCTGTGGCCCTCCCAAACTTTCTCTACAGGTTGAACGTACCAAGCAGACTGGCCACCAGAGGAAAGTACACTTGTACCGAACTGCCCTGTCGGATAGTTCCAAAAAGCAACGCGAGAGTCCGAGCTGTATTGCCGGTCAGCCTCTGGACCGAAGACCCTGTATTTGTAAACACTGTAGTTCATCGCCAGCGCGTATAAATCTAACAAATCAGCGGGTGATTCAGGAACGTACCAATACCCTGCGCCAGAACTTGTCGCTGTAATTTCGTGGTGCCGTGCAGCGCGTACGCGGAACGTGGGTTTCTCGGTTGTAAAACTTAGCGTGCCATCAGATCTATAGACATTGAACCCATAGTTCGCTGGTGTCTGCCCGCTGATCACAGAGTCGTCGAACAAACTACAGCGTTGAATAATTGCGTAATCACAAGCACCTGTTGCGTACGCAGCGCCCCCAAGAAGATAATTCATGTACGCGCGCCGAGTTCTAGTACCATTACCTGCTACTACATCATAGAAGTAGGCTATTAATTGAGCAGAGTATAACGGGTTTGGGTCGTGGGGCTTTGCAACCACCATAACGTCATCGGGAAAACTTGCTGGTATATCAACATACCCTAGCGTAGACGCGTTAGTCGCTCCCACGATACCTGTCGCTAGAACCTGATACCCCTGGGTAGTCTCGTCAACCTGGGTAAAACCGGAGTTGTTATAAGCCCGAAAACCGTAAGCCATTATTGGTTCAACTTAAATACGTTGACGCGAAATTGAATGCTTCCAGCAGTAGCGCTGATCGTAAGCGTATTGCTCGTAGAAACGACTTTTAAGTCTTCGTCAACGGGAGTGACATCTACCCCCCAGTCTCCACTGGTGATGTTGTACCCCCCACCAACAGTAATAACGATTGGACTAGCGCCAACAGTGCCTGCGTATTGCGCGTAGTGCATAACTTGCCGATCCCCTACGTCTAGTCGCAGTCTTGGGGGGGATTCATTTGTCCAAACGCGTAAACCATGAGCCATTAAAGAGCCCCCAGCTTCACGCGCAGAGCGCCTGTTGAATCATAGACTACGATGCTGTTACCAAGGATCTCCATTCGCCCACCTGTAGCAGAGCTTTTCAAGTCGATTAATGTGCCGACGCCAACGAGGGTAATCTTGCTCGCATCAATTGAGCCCGCCTCAATACGGTCAGAGCGTATAAACCCTGTCGTAATCTTGTCAGCATCGATAGTACCTATTTTGGCATTTGTAATAGTCCCGTCTTCAATTGCTGCCGACTTTATGTAGACAACACCGTTTGTAACGCCGAAGGGTATGACATCTGCAGAGGGGGTATTTGTGCTGCCGTTAGCCGTGGACGCTGGATCTACAATCGCGAACTTATCAGCGCGGATCACGAACGCCGATTCGGGAACCCCGTTCACGGCCACAGAGTTAAGCCCGAAGCCCGATACGTGGCCTTTGTTGTCTATCTTGACCGAGTACTGTGATTTCAGAGCACCATTAACATCGGCCTGGGTCGTCATCGCAGTCTGTAACGAAACAGTGCCAGCAGAGCCGTCAGGATTTTCATAGCCACTCGACAAAGTGTTAACCGCGCTAGCAATAGCACCATCGGCATTAGTCTTTGTGTAGTAGTTTTCTACTAACCCCGCCGTAGTGGTGTAATTAGCTAAAGTCGTATTGGAAACTAAACCCGTAACCGCGCTAGCAATAGCACCATCAGCATCAGTCTTTGTGTAGTAGCTTTCTTCTAACCCCGCCGTAGTGGTGTAATCAGCTAAAGTCGTATTGGAAACTAAACCCGTAACCGCGGTAGCAATAGCGCTGTCGGCCTGTACAGACGTGTAGTAGTCATTTACAAGCGTTGACCTTGTTACCGCAAGCCCTGTAGCTGGATCATTAACCGTGACCTGTAATCCAGATAATGCTCTAGCAGCAGCGGAGTCCGAGTCAGCTGTAACCGTGTTTAGTTCTATAATATTTGCTACAGCAGAACCTACCGCTGCGCCGAGGCTTGTAAATTCCCCCACAAAAATCCAGTACGTAGTATTGGTAGGCAAGTTACCCGTTGTGGACTGCGATGCCTTATAAAGATTACCACTATAGCTAACTTGATCGTTTGTACTGTAGGTCACCGAACTGTCATAGGCGATACCAACGAGACCATCGATCTCCGTCTGCAAAGCATCCGCAGACGCCGTAATTGCAGTGCTACGAGCAAGCGCTTCATCTAAAAGCGCTTGCTCAGTGTTCTGGGGCAAGTTAGAAATTGGTGCCGCTAAGCTGTCAGCTAACTCAGTTACAGAAATAGCACCCTCCAGTTCAGCCAAGATCGCTTGCGGATTAGTCGCTGTAACTGCAAGCGTTCCGCTAGAACTATTAAACGGGCCTTTCACATCGCTGTTTGAAACATGCCGCGCCCAATAGTATCGCGTCTCGCCACCACCGATTGGGTCAACAACAGAACGGCCTGTTGAGACAGCAGCTAATGTGGCATCGCCAAGTGAATCAGTAGTATGCGACCAGATCTCCGTTTGGTTATGGTTTGCGTAATACGGGTAAGTCCAAAATATATTAACTTGGCTGTATGCCCCTGCAGCGTCAAAACCTATTACGGGTGGTGGGACATCTAGGTTTACATAGCCTGGGCCTAAACCTATATTGCCGCTATTTATAAGATTTGGGTTGAATGGGGTAGCCGCCAACTCACTAGCTAACCCTGAACTGATTAACTCACGAAGCGTAATAGCCCGATCAACAGGGTCACCACGTCTACCTAACCTAATCTCAAGCGCCTCAGTAATGGACTCGAGGTAACGCCGTAATTCAGGAGACAGCGTAGCCGGTGGCTTAGGTATAGCAGGGACATGTGTCGGAGTTATTTTCATACAGCATTTAGCTCATCAGTTGACTGCGCCAAGCAGAATTCATTAATGTCTGTGCCCTGTACTTGGACCTCCCATTCTTGAGCAACTACTGCAGGCAACCGCATCACTGGTTGGTGCAACGTGCCCGCGCTAACCCCTGTTGGCAACGTCGTAGTCTGCGTATATGTTTCATATGTTTTACTTAGTACATAATGAGCAACAAGTACACCATCCCCCCAAACTTTGACTGTTACGGGGTATTCGTTTGCGTGAACTGAAACCCAGCCCATAGACAATGGTTTAGGCGTGACGAACTTTTTACTTTTAAAGGTGAGTGTCCGCTTCGCTGATGAGCCACGATACTTTTTGATCTTGTCGCCTACGATAATATACAGCTCACCATCCTTTGGATTCATGTAACCACCACGGACATCTGCTGCTAATGACAACGTAGATAGCGAGTTTTCCTCGGCCCGTGGATCGTAGACAAAGCCCCCCGATGCATGAAACGCGACATACGTTCCCTCGTGCCTGAATGCGCGCAAGGTGGTGGGGTTGAAGTCAGCGTTCCATTGGCTTGGAGATACTAGACCTTGCGTTACGACTCTGCCCTCAGCACTTTGTAACGCGCATAAACCATCAGGGCCTGCGTACAAAACATAGTCCCCCATGTCGACGACGCTATTAATATTGACACACGCTTGCGCTAGGTCTACACGGATCGCGGTCATTGCTGACGGGTCGGTGCCCGTGATGAAGTAGGGGCGGCCATCGGTCAGCGCAGCTACACCATTAGCGGTACTAGCAATCGCGACGATGTCTTCTTCTGTTGTGATTCGATAGCTTATCGGCCAAGCGTGCGGCAGATAAGGTTCAGATAAGCAAAACCGCTTACCTGTAAAACCTGCCATTACTCCACTAGCAAGGGACAGTAACCCGCGCAGTGGCCCATCTGGATAAAGGCTACTATCATCATTAGGTGGCCCAATCCAAGTACTGGACGGGAGTACTTCGCCAAGTTGTGCGGAGGTTAAGGTATCGACAAATTCAATGGAGGTGTACGCAGTCTCACCAGCAAACTGAAAGGCCGCGCTATTACTGCCAGAGTTTGATCTGTAGATCCGTTTAAGTGCCCCATCGCCAAAGTTATAATTACCAGTAGGCTGTTGGCTTGCAGGCAGCGCAATAGTGACTGACTCAGTATCTGTTAACTCAATGACCGCGCTCGGGTAGCAAGGCGGGCCTTCCTCTCCGGTCGCAGTAACGAGAGTGTATACGTAGCTAACATCATTCGGCGTCTGCGTTGTGTCAGCATCACCAGTTTTGGCTACAGTGCAAGTCCCGCTTGGCGCTGGCACCCCGAGTCGATAAGAGTTAACAGGGAAACCTGACGACCCTTGGATCAACGTTTGTACCGTGCCTATTCGCGGGTAGTCATCGCCCGAGAAATAGAGGCGGTCGAGCGTGTCCCCAGGGATAGGGCCTTCTACAGCGACTACACCTTCAGCGTCCCACTCTAACCAGCTTGTATCCCTATAAAAATAGATCGAACGGCGTAGCGCGCTTTGCAGTGTGTAAACGTCAGAGTCTTCGCTAAGTGATACAAGACGACCAGACTCAAAGTCTATATTCTCAGCTATCTGGCCAAACTGCTCAGCAAGCAGCCTGGGGGAAACCCCAGGGGCGATACCAGAAAATCTATCGCGCTTAAAGTACGCCATCTGTCCCTCTCTTATAATATGGCTTTGTAAAAAGCAACAATCAACGCTATCGAGACCATTGCGCCTGTACCTATGATTGCTGCATCCATGATGTTCTGCTTGAGCCTCATAGTGGCGTACAGCTCTTGCTCTCTAGCCGCCCTGATATCTCTGCGCATCTGAATCATTTCTTTGTAAGCCTCAACGCCAAATCGCAGCACGATCATGGATCGCAGTTCACGCTCATGCTCTAATAATTTCTTCTTGGCAATAATTTGATTGAGCGCCTCGGTCTCAACAGATTGCGCGTTGACCAGCCGCCTGAATACGCTTGGCTTTTGAAGCTCACCCGCAGCCCTGATATCAGAAGCTGCCGTGAACCATGTGCCAAGCTGCCCGACCATTTGCTCAAGCTCTGCCCCACGCCCAATTAAAGTTTGGACGCCTTTGAAAGCAGAATTAGCAACGGCCAGGGCAGCCATGACCTCAATCATTTCGCATCACTCTGAAGGGTCGGATATTTCCTTCTGGATAAAGGAGACAATGTTCGCTACGGCCATGTCATGTATAACTGCTTGGCGCTTAGCCCCAACTGCCATTTGCACAGCCTGTTCGTGTAATGAGAGAAGCTCCCTAACCTTGTCAGATAACTCTGAAATTAAGTAGGTCGTATCACCGATGGTGATCGAGGGCTCTTCTTCTACGGGGGCTACTAGTTTTTCTACTTTGCTCATTTGGTGATTCCTTCAGTTTATCGGGCTATTATGCTATTAGCCTGGCTAATATTACAACAGAAAGGATTTAACCTCAAACTATAGGTACGCATAGCGAAGCACCGCAATCTTGCCATCGGCCGATATCTCTTCTGTAACTTCATAAAAAGTAGGTGCACTAGGCTTATTCATGTGATAATTGTAAAGCGTGCCGTCTTTAACACATTCTATTTTTTGACCAATAATACCAAATAACTCTTTTAGATGTTC